CAGCCTCGATCCGTATGTGCCGACCCCCGGTGCGGCACCGAGCAGCACTGCCTTCTACGGCCCGCGCTTCGACTTCGACCCCGTGACGCTCCAGCCGCGTGGCATCCTCATTGAGGAGCAGCGGACGAACCTTGCGACCTACAGCAACACGTTCTCGGACGCATCGTGGACAGCTATTGGCACAAAAAACCTTGTTGCCAACAGCACTGTATCGCCTGATGGCGAGGTGAGCGCCTCAACATTGACTGATAATAGTGCTGCTGCGTATCAGGGCATGGCAAAAAGCCTGACGGTGGCTAACGATAACACGACCTATACCGCGTCAATCTATGTTCGCAAAACGACTGGCGGCACGTCGGCTACATTCGGCTTTAACTTCCAGTTGACCGGCGGCACGTTAGTCGGCGCGTCTCCACGTATTAACACTGATACAGGCGTATTGCTTGGCGGTACAGGGACGGTACAGAACGCTGGCGCTTACTGGCGGCTAACGGCTTCGGTTACCAATAATACGACAGGCAACACCGCGCTTGCGTTGTCGGTCTACGCAGCCACCGCAGCGCACGGCGTGTCCGCAGATAGTTCCGCTGCCACCGGCTCAGCCATCCTTTATGGAGCGCAGATCGAAGTCGGTGCCTTCGCCACATCCTATATCCCCACGGTCGCCAGCACGGTCACGCGCTCGGCAGATGTCGCTACGATCAGTGGGCAGAACTTCGCGCAGTGGTATCGGCAGGATGAGGGAGCGGTCATTGTTGACTTTGCCACCTTTGTTCCGACCGCTTCTTTCAATGCGTTAACACCGATTGCAATGTCGGTTAACGACAATACCACCAACAACCGGATAGATATTTTTAACGGCGGGGTCGTAGCTTACACCCGCGTTAACATAGGTGTTGGCGGCGTATCGCAGGCGTTGCTTGACACGGTCCCCGCCATTTCAAGTGGCAAAGCATCGGTGGCGTACGCAGTCAATAACTTCGCTTCGTCTGTAGCAGGCGGCGCTGTTGTAACGGATAACTCCGGCTCCTTGCCGGTGGTAAACCAGTTGCAGCTTGGCGCACTTACCACAGCCGCTCGGCTGAATGGCTGGCTCCGCAACATCAACTACGTCCCCGCCCGTGCGGCAGACTTCCAACTACAGGCGCTCTCAACATGATCGACTATTGCCTCAAAAATACCGACGAAGCCGAGTTCAACCAGCTCATGATGGACACCGGCCTGTGCGTGGAAGTCATCGAAGGTGAGGAGACAGTCATCGCCCCTGCCGATTACACGGTCCTCATTGACCGCATCGGGCCGATCACTATTGGCGAGACGACCTACCCCGAATATTACAGCAACCTGCGCATCCTTGGCTTGCTGAATGAGGAACAGGTAAAGCAGATCGACCAGTTTGCAATTGATCCAAGTCAGCCACAATATCGCGTTTTCCTGTGACCCAGATAGCCATCCTCAACGGCATATACACGGATAGCGGCCCCGACCTTCGGACGTCCTATCCTGTAAACCTAATCCCTGTTCCTAAGCAGAACGGGATTAATACTGGCTATCTGCGTCCCGCTGACGGCATCACAGCCAATGGAACAGGCCCAGGGATAGATCGCGGCGGCATCAACTGGAATGGTATCTGCTATCGCGTGATGGGTTCCAAACTAGTCACTGTCGCAGATGACGGCACAGTCACGGTTCTGGGCGATGTTGGCAACGACAATAGCTACGTAACGCTTGATTATGACTTCGACCTTTTGGGCATCGCATCAAACAACAATCTGTTCTTTTGGAATCCGACCACCTCAACGCTGACGCAGAACACCGACCCAGACCTTGGGCCTGTTCTCGATACCGTTTGGGTCGATGGCTATTGGATGACCACAGACGGCGAATTTCTGGTTGTCACTGAATTAGGTAATCCCCTGGCAGTCAATCCGCTTAAATACGGATCGTCGGAAATTGACCCCGATCCTGTCGTGGCGCTCCTAAAGCTACGCAATGAGATTTACGCGCTGAACCGATACACGATTGAAGTCTTCGATAACGTAGGGGGTGATCTATTCCCCTTCCAGCGTATCGACGGCGCACAGATCGAAAAGGGCGTCATTGGCACCCATGCCTGCTGCAACTTCATGGAGACGATTACGTTCCTTGGCAGCGGCTTTAACGAGGCGCCCGGCGTCCATATGGGCGGCAATGCCAACGCCTCGAAGATCAGCACGCAGGAAATTGATGAAATTCTAATGAGTTTCACCGAAGCGCAACTGTCTGAGGTCAAGCTGGAAGCCCGTAACGATAGGGCGCATCAGCATCTGTATGTTCACCTGCCTGATCGCACTTTGGTCTTTGACGCGGCTGCTACGCAAGCCCTTGGGGAGCCTGTCTGGTTCACCTTGACCACAACGCTGGTTGGATTCTCTCGCTATCGCGCACAGAACTTCGTCTGGTGCTATGACAAATGGCTGGTCGGCAATCCCGCAAGCAATCAAGTCGGCTATCTTGTGCAGGATATTTCAACGCACTGGGGTTCGAAGGTGCGCTGGGAATTTGGCACAACGATTGTCTATAACGAAGGCCGAGGCGTTATCTTCCAGAATCTGGAATTGGTTTCTCTGACTGGCTCCGTGGCATTTGGCGAAGATCCGACGATCAACACAAGCTATTCGACAGACGGACAGACTTGGAGCCAACAGAAGTTCATCAAGGCTGGCAAACAGGGCGACCGGGCTAAACGCTTGGTATGGTTTCAACAGGGCTGGATGCGTAACTGGCGCATTCAACGCTTCCAAGGCACAAGCGATGCTCACTTATCCTTTGTGAGACTGGAGGCGGCACTAGAGCCGTTGGCATTCTAATGGCTGTCCCGCCGAGACTGAAGCTAACCCGCGACCAGCTTGCCTCGTTCCTCCAGGACTTCGAGCAGATCAAGCAGTTCGAAAAGCTGTTCGCCACCGTTGACACTATTTCCACGGTGACCCTTGACGATATTAGTCTTGCGGCTGGCAATGCGGGTGCAGATGCAAATGATGCTCTCGCCCAGATTGTGGCATTGAAGGCTGCATTAGAACTTCTGGATCGCGCTCCGGCTTCGGCATCGACGGAACAGATCGACGATTTACAAGACCAGATCGCGGCATTGCAGCAAAGCCCGCCACCCAAGGAATATATCACACCGCGCTTTGGCTCGTTTTACGATACGACAGATCAGACGGCAGCAGTAATCAACACCGCTTATGCGATCACGTTTAATACGACTGATCTATCCTATGGCGTGACTTGTGGAAGCCCCACATCACGCATCTATGTCGATAGTTCAAACATCTATAACGTTCAGTTCTCTGCACAGGTCGTAAACACATCAGGCGGCGGCGCTCATCGCATCTGGATATGGCCTCGCAAGAACGGGACGAACGTTCCTGATAGCTCCACGGTCATTCGGATTCAGGGCAACAACACAGAAACTGTCGCTGCGTGGAATTTTCTGCTAAAAATGAACGCAGGCGATTATTTCGAATTGATGTGGGAGGTTGATAATCTGGGCGTTCAGTTGCTTGCTGATCCAGCAACAGCAGTCCATCCAGCTATCCCGTCGATCATCCTAACAGTGACGGACAACGTAAGTTCCTTGGAGGTTTAACATGGCTGTTTCAACGAAGGTTCTAATTCCGGCCAAGACCGCCGAGAATGTTCAGACAACGCAATACGTGGCGACCAACGTGACCACGATCATCGACAAGTTCACGGCCACCAATTACAACACGGCAGCGGTGACGATCAGCGTCAATCTTGTCACTGCATTGGGCAGCGCAGGAAATGATAACCTGATCGTAAAGACCAAGACGCTTCAGCCTGCCGAGACCTATACCTTCCCTGAATTGGTCGGCCAGGTGCTTGCAAGCGGTGGCTTTATCTCGACAATCGCTGGAACCGCTTCAGCGATTAATATCCGCGCATCTGGTAGGGAAATCGCATAATGAAAAAGCCAATGTTCATGATCGAAGGCTTTGCTGGTCTGCGTGAAAGCGAGCCATTCATCACAGCCGCCGAGAACAAGAAAAACACCAAGGTTGTGATCGACGATTGGATGCTCGGCCCCGAAAATCCTAGCAACGAGCGCGGTGCTAACCCGAAATACTGGATTGCATTGGGCAAGGCGATGCAGGTGGATGAGACGGAAGCCCGTCGCCGTCGCTGCTCGAATTGTGATTATTACATGAACGACACGATGACCCAAGCCAAGATGGAAAAGATTCCTTGGAACCAGTGGGACGTGGAAGCCGGATTCCGTGGCTACTGTGATCGTTTCGAGTTTATCTGTCATGACCTTCGATCCTGCCAAGCCTGGGAGGAACGCGAGGAAGAAGAGGACTAATTGCCAAAGACAAGCATATTGTGATATGTGTTGACCACCGAGCGTTATCGAGCAGCCGGTGGCTCACCTCAAAGGGGTTTGAATGACGCAAGATGGTTCACCCAAATATTGGCTAAGGCGCAACTTCAACGAGGCTCTCTGCCTGTCTGATGAGGCTGTTGATTGGCTGATTGCGCTTTGGGAAGTCATCCAACTGTTTGATGATATTGTCGATGGTGATCCTACCGATCGAGATGATGTTGACGCAGGCATCTGGAACGCCTTGGTCGGAATGCCTGCAAATGCTTTCTATCAGCGCAATGCCCATGTTCTGATTCCCCTGATGAGCGTTGCGGTGCTGAAGTGGAAAGCATCGGATCAGGTCGAGCGCGATGGCGGTGCGTGCGCCACAAGCTTCGTCTGGCGTGCTGGTTATTATGATATTGTCCTGGCTGTCGTGCAGATCGAACATGGTGTGCAGGCAGCGATGGACATTGGCCCCGTTGTCCTAAATTTGTATGGCGAAAGCCTTGAGGAATATATGAAGGAAATG